CACCAATTCACCATTTGATACTTCTATTTGCATAGTTCATAATATTTGTATAAAGAATGTCATCAGAAGAATCTAGATTTTTTACTCTTTCTAGATTGTCTTTAACTGCATCCAACTTACTCTCGTACAATTCTGGTGTAAGTATATTAGGATCAAAGTCAGATGTCAATCTAATTATTCCGTCACTATTAAAGTGTTCATGTATGTCAGGAGCACCCCAATAAACTGGTATTGTACCTGAAGCAAAACAGTCAGTTAACTTTTCGGTATAGTAAGTTGGATATGAGTCATTTTCTATAACTATTGAAAATCTATATGGAACCGTAGCCTCAGACTTGTCTGGCCACAGATTCTCTCCATACCCAAATCTATGAGTTCCGGCAGCGCCACCAAAAATATCAATTCTACTCTTAAACTTTTCCGCAACAATGTGTCGTATTGCATGACCAAATGTAATTTTCTTGGGTGAAGCAATCAAGGATACATTTTTTGTCTTCATGGGAAGATCTCTATAAATGCTCAACCAAGGTAAATTACTACCGGCCGGACTATAAAGTATATTTGGATAAAGAAAAGAATTGATCAATCCTCTTTCCGAGACAAAAACATAATCAAAAGATTTACTTATGTTTTGTAGTTCTTTTTCAAATACTGGTCTTGGAAAGGACAAGTGGAAAATTGCGCGAGATTCACAAATCCATGCAATCTTTAATTCTTCATTTTTCTTTGGGTCATTTAAACCAAGAGATATACCACGATCTATATAAACCTTTACTGGTCTATCCTGATCTGTCCATCTAAACAACTTTGGTAGTTTATTTGAGCACGAAGAATATTCAACTGGAAACGGAGCACCTATCGCTTGTATTTCATTCATATAAAAATCACCTTCCTATATGATATTTAGGTACGAGTTCCCAGTCTCCCTTCTCTTTGTGTGAAAGAATCTTTAAACGAGCAAGACTTAATTGTTTTTCATATTCTGTTGGATCTACTGCATCCAGCAATCCCCAATCTACTAAAAGTTTAACAATAGTATTCCTTCTCATCTCATCTTCTTCGCTAATATCACTTTCCAGACCATCCATTAAAAACATTTCTTTAAAATGCATGATAGCATATCTACCACGCTTGTGTAAAATATGGCAAGACTGGTATAGTTTTTTTTCTTGTTTTGAAGAGACACCCAAACGGGTTAGCGTTTCCTTAACCTTAAGGAAGTCCTCTTTATTCTTTAGTGTCACCTCAACACCCAATCCTTGAAAAATATCATCATCAGTTTCCATAATATCTCCGATTTTATCAATATTTATAAAAACGAGGATTTTAAATAAAAAACCCCGCTTTCGCGGGGTTCTTATTAAGTAAAAGTTAGAAATCAGTTAGTCACTGTAGATGGGCAAGCGTCCTTTGGCTTGCAGCAGGTGCTAACCTTGTTCCTCACACAAGCAAGGCCTTCATCCACACGATCAACTCGTCGTTCAAGATCACCGATGTAATCCCAGTTGTGCTTTTCCTCTAGACGAGCACGAAGGGTGTGGTTTTCATATGCAAGAAGAATAATGCTGAGTCCTGCAAAGCAAGAAACAATATTAAATTCAAAACCTGCAAAATGAAGAACTACTGAAGTAAAAAGTGCGATGAACGATAGAAAACGATAGCTAAAACTCATTGTAATATATCTCCTATAAATTGGGAATCGCTGTAAATCAAGGGGTAGTAGTTGTGTCTTTGTTGGTCTGGACATAATTAATAACCTGATTTATAGCATCAGCGATCTGATCAAGTTTCTTATTTTCCAAGAGGATGTTGACCTTGATCTTATCAACCTCTCCCTTTAACGAATGTAAAAGTTGTATTTGTTCTTGTGTTAAAGACATCACATTAAAAATGCCAATCCAATGTTGGCTCCAGACAGCGATGTAACCTCATAAATTCTAAAAGGAACAAAAAAGGTTGTATCATCGCCAACATTTATAACAAAGTTATCAGTTGCAGTACCATCTGGTTTCATACCCTTAACAGTAACAACTGCTGTGGCAGCACCAGTATTGCTAATATACAAAGCTTTATGCTTTGGAATTGATGTAACTGCTAATGTAGCACTTGTATTTACCGTTGCAGTCTTTACTATAGTGTAACTTGTTTCTCCCATAAGTATCCTTTCTACTATTTATGTCCACCAGTATTTAGGTGAGACTTTATTTCTTTAATTTGCTCCTCGGAAAAGAGATGAAGAACTTGTTTTGCCTTTTGAGAAGAATAACCATAATATTGCTTTATTGCATCAATATCCTTGTTTTCTTCCTGCTTGTGCCACTTACTAAACCGACTCCTACGGGAGAGTTTGTTGCGTAAATAGTCATATTGCATCTTTTTCTCAAGATGAGGCATCAAATTCATCTGATTTGCATAGAATACGGTGTCTGGAAAGTAAGATAGACAACGGTTCGTTACAAACGGCAAATAGTCCTTCTCCGCAAGAGGATCTTCCTTGATAAGATCCTTCTTGTTATAATTAATAGAATTAAGAAAATCACCCAAAGATGGCATCACTTAAACTCACAACGCATCATTAGTTCGGTCATACACGCTACCAGATTGATTTCCTGATCTGCTACGAAGGAAGACTTGTATTGGTACTCTGCAAGCACCAGAACCGCTTCAGGGATGCTAGGAGGGGTTAGGAAGTCATACATGCTATCGTACACCTTCCTGAAGATCTCCGTCTGAGAGTTATCTAGGTTCATTACAACCCACTTCCGTACCCCGGCAAAGTCCTTGGTACGCATAGAGGTAACAAGTGCCTTCATATCCACTTCTGCAAGATTGGCAAGAATACCCTCATCAATAATGCCGGAAACTGAATATCTCTGGAGTTCGTTTAGAATCCGTCTGAAGTCAGGAAAATGCTTGGCAATTAGCTGTGCCAGTACGGCATAGTCCTTGACCTTTACTCCCTCATTCTCCAGAATCTGGTTGATCCTGCCGAGCATCTTAAGTGCCATAGCAGGCTTTTCCTTCTGTGGAATCTTAAACTCAATACAGGTACAACGGGAGTGAATCGGTTCAATAATTCGACTCTTGTAGTTACAAGTAATAATGAATCTACAGTTGTTAGAAAACTCTTCGATTGCACCACGGAGTGCAGGTTGAATGCTTTGAGCATTTGAGTAATCAAACTCGTCCAGAATAACCGTCTTCTTGGCATCCGAAAGAGAAATCGTACTCGCAAACTGTCGAATATCCGTGCGGAGAGTATCGATGTTACCATTTTCTGAACAATTGATAATCATCGAATCCACACCAATATCTCTACAAAGTGCCTGGGCAACGGTTGTCTTACCGATACCAGCAGTACCAGATAGAAGTAGGTTTTGGGGTTCGCCCCTCTTCACCATGTCCATAAAGGTTTTCTTTAGTTCACCGGGAAGAATACAATCTTCAATTGTCTGTGGGCGATACTTCTCCACCCACAGAAACTCGTTTTCTTTGTGTTGCATAATCACTCAGTATATGTTGAACCAGATTCCATTGCAAACCAATAAACTAGATCAGTATTAATATTACTGAACTCGGCAACCGTGTTCTTTGCAAAGTTAATATCATAGTCACCAGCAAGCAACTTGATGTTCTGAATTTGGAAGTTGAACTTAAATTCTGCACTTCCATCATAGTCACCAACTTCTACTTCGTAGTTGTTTGAGGTAGGATCCTTTAGATCTGTAACTGCTGCAACAATAGATCCATTCTTGTTAACAAATGAAAGATCTGGAAGTTGCATTACTGCTGATGCCTTCTGAATCTGAGTAAAATCAGAACCGGAAAGAGTAGCAGAAACTACAGAGTTTGGCATGTTTACATTCTTGGTAGGAGTAGTCAGCAACTTAGGTTCAGAGTAGTAATACTTTACCTTTTGCGATCCACCACCAGAGATAATAACATACTTATCATGGAACTCAAAATTTGGATTGTTGAACAAACTAATCACACCAAGGAACTTGTTCAGATCCCAAATACCAAATTCGGTATCAAATGTTTCTGGTACTAGGGCTTCGGCCATACCATTCTTGGATGGGGTAATTGTACGAAGCACATTACCTGGCTTTACAAGAATGTTTGAGTTCAGACTTGCAAAGTTCTTTAAAATAGAAAGCGTTTCCTTAGAAAGATTAATTTTATTTGTTGTAGTTGTCATTTATTCATCCTCGAATTCATCATCGAACTCGTCATCATACTCGCCAGCATTTATGTTGTCAACATACTCCTGCAAATCCTTTTTTACATTTCTCTTGCGGGAAGTATTTTCCTTATCAATTGAACCACGATCCTTACGACGGAGTGGTCTTTCATCTCTGTCTCTGCCATGATCTCTTTTCACATTAGAACTCCTCAATAACCGAAATAAGGTTCTTTAGCTTATTATTGATCATATAGGGGAGAACCTTTGACCTATCTGATACAACGGTAGGTTTTGCATATTCATCCAAAATACGAGTTTCGATTTCTGCCGGAATGTTGACAAAATCGATCAGAGTGCTGTTTCGTTCCCAGTTTCGGAGAAGTTTATCATCCGTAAAGTTTGGAACAACCCTTAGCATTTCATCCATTTTCTTTGAAGTAAGTCTATTTTGACGCTTTTCATCATTAATGAAAACATCATCATCTGAAAGAATATTAGGAACTCCATCTCCAGAATCCCCACGCATAATATGTTCTGCAAGGAACATTCGTGGATACTTACACTCTAAGAACTCCTTACGCATTGTGCTGTACTGCTTTACGCCAGGATAAATTTGCAGTTGTTGAAAGTCTTTGTCGTTTGAAACAATGACAATCTTCTCTTGATTTGCATAACTCTTTACAAGAACAGCGATGATATCATCTGCTTCGCAATTTTCTACACGCATATTCTTGTATGGAAAATTGTCACGAA